CGAGCTCCTCGAGCAGACCCTCGCGAACCTCCGAAGGTCCCACGCGGTCGCGGACGCCAAGGAGACCGCCGCGATGAACTGGATCCTGGAGAACAACAGCACGTTCGACCTCACGAGCCCGATCTACAGCGAGACGTGCGACTTTGTGCGCGGCCTGGTCGAGAAGTACCGCGTGAAGCGTGAGCGACTGGCGGCCGAGATCCATGAGGAGGAGCAGTGGCGCGGGGGGCACGAGGCTGGCGCGGAGGATGAGGACACAGATATAGTGATGGAGGACTTCGACCCGATGGAGGAGTAATTTTGTTTGTAAATTGTAATGGAGCCAACCTTGAATGTCAAAAAATTGTTCCGAGTCCCTAGTCGTCCCTGGCCCGTAGTCAATCGTGGGAACGCCATAAACCGCGTCCAAAAAATTCTCAAATCGAACCACGTCACAGGAATCCCCACGCACTGGCCCAAGATTTACTACGGCCAGGGACGTTCGAACCTGGCCCTGAATCGCACGTATCGCAACACGAATGTAGGCTCTTTGCCCGACGGGGCCTATCTGTACCTGATCGAGTACAATCCGAACACCAACAGGTACCACAAGAGTTTTGTTCGAGTCACAGACAAGCTCGAGAGTGGGTCTCGGCACTTTCAATTACCGATCAGAAATGAGGGACGGGTCATTGTGGCCGCGGGTGAGCTTTCCAAGGAGGGCCCCGTGGTCCGCTTCAACCTCGAGAGTGGGACATATACCCGGAACCTCATGACCAAGACCAAGAACTACATGGGCAATAAAAACTACATAGCCCTGGTCAAGAATGCCCTTCGCAATTCTGTTCCAAAATTGAATTATGTCCCGGACATCCTGGTTCCCCAGATCCCAGGGTCCCTCCAGAACCTCTTGGCCCGTGGGAACCTGAGCTTTTACTTTGGGGATCCCTCGAACAAGGTCAGGCAGAGGGTCATGGCCGACCTCAAAAGGGCCGGCCTCAACACGAACAGTGCCATGAATTTAGTTCGTAAATTGGTGAACCAGGGTCCAGGAAAAAATTCGAGTCCTCCGCGGCCCAGCCCTGGCAAAAGGACACGGGCCCAACCTAAGAACCATGGCAACGCCCGGGGCCCCGCACAAGCGCTTCGCCGCAGTGGACGTACAAATCGCAGACTTTGACGAGGAGCTCTGGAGGACTATCGAGTTCCAGCTGCTCGTCAACACGAACCGGACCTATTGGTACGAGAATGACACTCTGGACGATGATTCGATCAGAGGAATTGATTGGGCGATCGATCATGGCTGTCGCGAGATGAATGCGCGCTACAAGGGGACGACGATCGAAAGGATCCTTGCCGAGTTCAAGCAGATCCTCAGTATGATGCTTCGCGTGTCGGTCGACGTCCCGTGGCCCGCGGACCCAGACCTCCACATCGAGCGGATCATCGCGAATGTGCGCACCGAGGTCGACTACTACAACATTTTTCGGGCCGAGATGATTCGGCTGAACCACCATGCGCACCTGCTCCAGCGCAACTGGCGAAAAGCGATCAGCGACCCGAGCCACCTCGCGTGCCGCCGAAGACTTAACCGCGAGTTTGTGGAGGATATGGAGTCTCTCTACGAACATCTAGGAACTAGGAAAATATCTGTGTAAATTATAGCTATGAATGCCCCTAAATTTGTCGGTCTCCTTATGAATTCTCGAACCCAGTCCCATGCGTTCCACCTCACGACGAAGTCTTATGCCGAGCACAAGGCGCTCCAGGCGTACTATGAGGGTATCGTTCCCCTGCTTGACACGTACGCCGAGGCTGTTATGGGAAAGTATGGCCGGTTCCGTAAGATTAAGTATGGTCGCAAGACTATTGCCAAGAACCCGAAGCTTTACTTCCGCTCGCTCCTGACTCAAATTCGGGCCCTGAAGCTTCCTCGCGACTCGTACCTTCGCAATATCCAGGACGAGATTGTGGCTCTCGTGCGTTCGACGCAGTATATGCTCTCTCTCCGTTAAAGGAGACGCGCGTTTAATGAATAATGCTTTGGCAGCTGTTTATCGCCATCTTTGTCCCTCTCGTCCCCGTAGAGCCTACGATTACGCGCGTGTACGCTACGCCCAAGTTTCGGGTCGTGTTCGAGTGCGACGGCTTCGAGACCCTTTTCGTATTTGCGAGGGAGCTCTTGAAAGAGAATCGAGACATCATCAAGACTATGTGGAGTCAGATGCGCCTGTTCTACTCGGAGTCTGTGGCGTGTCGGCAGCTTGCCGAGAAGGATGCTTAAGGTTCCGGGTCGTTCTCAGTTAAATGTACTTTCTCGTGTTCATCGTGTGGGCCTGGAACTTCCTCCTTTTCTGGACCGCGTGGAAATCCTACTCAAGCTTGCCGCCGTGTGCGGTTGAAGACCGAGACACTTAAGGGCCAGACACGTGAGTAAGACAAGTCAAAATGATGTACGAGATTCAGTACGTCGAGAAGGGAAAGGTCTCTACGATCCCAATTATGTATGTCGACTTGGACGAGGCCAAGAAGGACGCCAACACCTTTATGCCCGGTCTTGAGAAGAACATCGTCGAAACCAGGACGAAAAAGGTGATCCTGAACATTCCTTCGAAGGAATCTTATGCGAATTTTATAAACTTCTAGGATAATATAAATGTCAGACCGAACGCCTCCGCGCGTCCGCCCAGGATGGGGAACTCCCGTGGCTCCACGGCGTGGCCGTCAAGGATGGGCTCGTACTAATAACACAGCACGCCTTGAGGAGGCCGTCCGGCGAATCATGAATATGCGAAACCTAAACAATACGAACCGGGCCCAGCTGAACCAGACCCTCCGGGTGCTGGGGACCCGCCCGAACCGCAATCGCAACCTGGTCACGCGCGCTCGTCGTGCTCTTCGGGCCCACAATAACTACACCAGCAATAACAACATGCAGCCTCTGCGCGGCTTGAACCTGCGCCCGAATATGACCAGGAACAAGGCGGCCGTGAAGATCCAGGCGGCCCTGCGCGGATGGTACGCACGTGCGAAACATTTGCCCAAGCCCAATAACAAGTTCCAGCTGGTGATCGGCCCGAATGGCGTTCCTATGATTGCGGTCAAGCCGACGCGTCTCGGGGTCTCGGTCGCCAAGAAGGCCGCAAATATGAAGCAATATAACAGGTACCTGAACCGCCTGCGCCGGGGAGTGTGAAAATTCGTGCAATCTCCGTGCCAGTGCCGGACGAAACCCTCTAGGACCCAAGATACAATGGGTCGCCTTTTGCTTGGCGCCCTGCTCTATATCGTAAATGTCAACCATATGCCCGTTGCCACTTTCGATACATTTCGCGGGATGAACCGGTGGGTCCACGACTACCGGATCAACCACCCGTCCGACCCTAATCTTAGCGAGGGGAGGGTCGATATTTACAAGTGTACGACCCGCGACGTGGTCGGTGAGAAGTGTCTAGCTTACAAAACTATTTCTCCGCCTACATAAATGGCGACTATTATGTTAAAGTTTGGACCATATATCGCTGGTCTTGTCGCGTGTGTCGCATGTATGATCTGCACAGGCACGGGCTATGGCTGGGGAAATGACGTGATGAACAAGTCTACGGACAGCAAGAAGATTGCGAACGAGAAGAACAGCACGATCGCATTCTGTGTGATTATGATGGTATTCTTAGGTATAGCGTGGGCTATGAAAAAGTTATTTTAGAGTTAAGGATATTATCTGTGTAATTACTAGCAAGATGTTGAACGCTCGTAATCTCGCCCAGCGCCGCTATATCGACCTCCTTTCGTCCCGTGTCCCTATTGTTATTGGTTCTGGCCCTGCCGGTACCGGCAAGACCCTCTTGGCGTGTAATGTCGGTTCTAAGACTCTCCAGCGGGGCGGGGTCTCCAAGCTGGTCCTGACCCGTCCGGCCGTGAGTGTTGATGAGCAGCACGGCTTCCTGCCCGGAAGTCTGGAGCAGAAGATGAGTCCCTGGACCCGTCCTATGTTTGATGCGCTCTCGGTCTACTTCCGTCCCAAGGAAATCAAGGCGATGATGGCAGACGGTCTGATCGAGGTGTGTCCGCTGGCCTACATGCGAGGTCGTACGTTCGATAATGCCTGGATCATTGGTGATGAGATGCAGAACTCCACCCCGAGTCAGATGAAGATGCTCCTGACTCGGATCGGTTTCAACTCAAAGTTGGTTATTGCCGGGGATGTGAACCAGCACGACCGGGGTTTTGAGAATAACGGACTCTCCGATTTGATTTCAAAATTGAACGACTCTGAGAATATCAGGCACGTCCAGTTTACTGAGGATGACATTGAGCGTCATGAGGTGATCAAGGAGGTCCTTCAGATGTACCAGTAAAATTCGTGTCCTCCCCGAGCCAGTATGAAAAACCATAGAAGCCAGACACCTACAATGGCTTCCAACATCCTCTCCATCCTCACCCGTCTCGAGTCTGCTTCCGGCCGTCTCGAGAAGGAGGCAATTTTGAAACAGAATTCAGACAACAAGCTCCTCAAGGATGTCTTCCGTCTGGCCCTTGACCCGACGATCAACTTTTATATCAAGAAGGTGCCCGAGCCGATCCTTTCATCGAATGTGAACACCCTCGAACAGGGTCTGTCGATGCTCGAGACTCACCTGGCGTCCCGGAAGTTCAGGGGTCACGAGGCGGCGCGCCACCTGGCCTACACGCTGGGCGGTCTGGAGGCGGCGGACCAGGAGGTTATCAAGCGGGTTATTGGCCGGAGCCTGAAGTGTGGCGTGAGTGAGGGCACCGTCGAGAAGGTCTGGCCGTACCTGCGCCTGAGCTACCCCAGTATGCTGGTCAGCTCGATGAACGAAAAGACCAAGCTCAAGTTTCCTATGATGGCCCAGACCAAGATGGACGGGATGCGGTTCAACGCGGTTGTCGAGGCTGGCGCGGTCACGTACCGGTCGCGAAACGGCAAGGAGCTCGATCTGAAGGGTGTGCTCGATGAAGACTTTCTGAAGCACGCGAATGGCACGGATGTTGTGTTCGATGGCGAGCTCCTGATCTGGGGTGAGGATGGCAAGCCGGTCGATCGCAAGACGGGCAACGGCCTTCTGACCAAGTTCCAGAAGGGGACCGGGACGATCGAGATTGCCCAGAAGATCCGGGCGGTCGTGTGGGATCGCATCCCTCTGGTCGACTTTCGTGCGGGCATCTGTGTCGTCCCGTGCCAGACTCGGTGGTCGATGATGGTCGCCGGAGCTTCGACCGACAAGGTTCGAATCGCGAAGACCACGATGGTCAACACGATCAAGGTCGCACAGGACCTCTACCAGGAGAAGCTGGCCGAGGGCGAGGAGGGTATTATTCTGAAGGATCCGGCGGGTCACTGGGAGGACAAGCGGGTCAAGCACCAGGTCAAGATGAAGGCGGAGCTTGAGGCGGATCTGCGGGTCGTGGGGTTCACGGAGGGTACGGGGAAATATGAGGGCAAGATTGGTTCGCTGATGGTCGAGTCCGCGGACGGCAAGGTGAAGACCTCGGTCGGCACGGGCCTCAGCGATGAGCAGCGGTCTCTGGACTTTGCGAAGGAATTTCAATCCAAAATTGTGGCCGTCAAGTACAACGCGCTCATCTCCGACAAGAAGACCGGCGAGTCCAGTCTGTTCCTGCCAGTCTTCGTCGAGGTCCGGGAAGACAAGGACACAGCAGATGTCTTATAGAAATTAGAAGTGTAAATAGTAAAGATGATTCCTAAATACTGGTACTACCGCGGGGAGTTTCCCACGCATCTGCTCTCTCGTCTCTTCCCGCACATTCGTCTCTCCAAGAGTTGTCCCAATTTTCAAACAGAATTGGTGTAATTTAAATATCTAATAAAAATAGATGTCGGCTACCATAATACTTGTTGTCTTTTTCTGTTGCATTTTGATGATAGGAACTTGTGGAGGTCTGTACTTCACAAGCTCTCTATGTTCATTGGGTGAATGGGCTGGAAAAGATTGTAATAAATCACCAGGGGCGGCACCAGGGGCGGCACCAGGGGCGGCACCAGCACCAGCTATCGTGTGCACTGGACGTACAGTTTTAACTTCAGGTGTATGTCAGCCGTGTCCAGCGAAGCCAGCGAACACATATTATGATTCAATTGATGGATGTCATACCTCACCGTGTATGTCTAGTGGCTGCATATTAACTACGAACGGAACATCGACTATAACTCCGGGTTCGTGCAGGGACGCAGAAACTAGTCAACCTAGTGGGTCTGCTGGATCGTGTGGTTTTACATGTAATCCTGGGTATCAAGTGTTCGCTCCTTATAATTGTCAACCCATCCCCGCGTCTCAATGCGGTGACGGACAATACTTAAATGGTTCAACATGTTCTAATTGTCCTTCCGGAACTTACAAAGTGGGAACTAATGCAGGTAATGTGAACCTTTGTCTGTCTGCCCCCGCAAATTCAACTGTAAATTCTGCGAGAACTGGATGGACATGTAACGCTGGATACGCAGAAGCTGGTGCTGGCGGCCAATTGATTGCTGCGCAGCAAGATGGTCTCGATGTAGCAACATGGTGTAAAACTATTAATCCGTCGCCGTCAACAGTTACTTGGACTGTGCGTGATAAAGATTTCGCCAGCTCTTACTATGTTTCCTCAAATTCAGGATGGACTCGTTGGGTTGGAACTATTCAAGATGCCAAGAACAGAGCCATTACCCTTGGCAGTAGCGTTTCTGGGTTTTGGATAGAAACGACTTCTACAAATGCGGCAGATACCGGTAGGTATGGATACGGCATTCTTTTAGCATCTGCTGCTAGTGCTGTCGCCACCACTCCTTACGCTGGAGGAATCGGAAGGAGCTGGTTCAAAACATAAATCTTGTATAAATATAATGGGCCCTCGTTGGGTTTACATATTTTCATGGTGGGGATTTGCCCTCTCGGTCCTGCGACTCATGGGTCTCTCACCAGTCTCACCCCTCCTAATTTTGATCCTAAATTCATTGGGTACCATGGCATTCCTAATTTTAAAGGAAAATATAGGGGTCCCAGTGTCACTTTTCATCCTCTTGACCCATGTGATACCAGTATACATCTTCCGTAAGGACACGATCGACATCCCAGGAAGTCTCATGGTCATTGCATTATACCTTTTGTTCCTGAGATTCATGGGAACGTCTGCCCAAGAAGTGTATGACAGAATTCTGGAAGAGCCCATGCCGACCATAGGGTCATACATATCCTCTCGTTTGTAAAACAACTCGAATTAAATTACAAACTCCCAATTTGTAAATTTAATTGTAATTACTTTTTGTGCCTATTTTGGGGTCAAAAAGTAATTATCCGCGATTTCCAGGAATTGTGTCAAGATT